GAATATTTCCCAAGTGAGAATATGGTAACTTGTTGGGAGTTGTCGGAGAGGGCAATACCTTTACTTCTGCTAAATATGAGCATACGAGGCATGATGGGGTATGTCTATCACGGCGATGTGCTTGAGGGGAAAATATTCCAGAAATACATACTGCTTAATAAGTCAGATGACGGACTGGGATTTTCCGATGTGTTTAAGGTAGCCCCAAATGATACAATCCGAGGGGACTAACAAATAATAAAATAAATAATGCACAATGAAAATAAAGGAAATCGCAGAGGCGTGGTATGACGACCACCGCCAATATGTAAAAGAATCGACATCCTCTGCTTATGCTTTAGTCATCAATAATCACATCATTCCGAATTTCGGGGAAAGCGAAAACATAACGGAGGAAGACTTGCAGAAATTCGTCAACGATAAAATATCGGGCGGGGCGGGGATAAGATCGGTGCGAGACATAATTAGTGTCATCAAGATGCTGCTGAGATTCGGAGCAAAGAAAAAATGGTGCGAGCCACCGACTGACTGGAAGATGATCTATCCAACAAGAAGCAGGGATAGCCAACGGGTTGAAACATGGAGTCCCGTACACCAGAAGAAGATGATAGAGTATCTCAAAAAGAATTTCACTTTCCACAACCTGGGGCTGCTTATTGTAATGGAGACGGGGATGAGAATTGGTGAAATTTCAGGTCTCCAATGGGGCGATATCGATGTTCAGAATAAAATCTTGCATGTTCAGAGAACGGTAGAACGAGTTGTCGTTTATGATGGACTGAACGGCAAGAAGGGGACTAAGGTACGGGTGGGCAGCACGAAAACCATCAACTCCAACAGGGAAATTCCTTTGAGCAAAGACATTCTCATGTTTGTACGCCCACTCTCCAAGATATGTGTACCGAGCTATTATGTCGTGAGCAACGATGCCTCTCCAGCGGAGCCAAGGCTAATCCGCAATTGTTTCAACCGCTTATGCAAGGAATTAAAGTTGCCCCGCATAAAATTTCATGGGCTGCGCCATACCTTTGCCACGAGCCTCATTGCTTCTAAATGCGACATAAAGACCGTCAGTTCTATACTCGGCCATGCCGATGTGAGCATAACGCTCGACTTGTATGTACACCCGAACAACGAGCAGAAGAGTAGAGCCATCGACACTATGCTCAGACGTGTCAGTAAAAGCGAGGAAGAGGCAGACTTTGATATCTCGCAAATCCATTCAAAGACATGAGCAAGTGTCAGTTCTTCATGATTGAGGACAAAAATATGAACGCCACATAAAGTGGAAATCTATAAACAACGATTAGACATGAATGAGAATAATCCAACCGATATGCGCATGACAACGGAAGTATGGAATGCGCTGGCAGATATGATGAATGTTGACCAGCTCGACAATTTCATCGAGAATCTCGACTACATACAGGACAAGCTTGTATCAGACGAGGTAGTAACCAACAGCGTGGACGATTTCGGAGGTCCCGGCAAGGTGCTGCTCATGCTCAACGCCTTCAAGCGTATGAGCGACCTCTTCCAAACCATCAACGTAGCCCTGGAGGCCAAAGGAGGTAAGGTATGAAAAAACGACCGATAGGCTTTGCTGCCTACGACAATGAGCAAAAGCCACAGCCGCAGGAGCGAGAGTCAAAGATTGACTATGTGACAATAGCCCTTGATGCCTACTTAGAAGGCAGTGGTCCATGTGATGATCAAAATGATCAGCACGTTGACTTCCTCTCTTCCAAGGATATACAGGATGCCATCAAAGAGATGGTCTTTGCCTCTATCTCTACCATCACAGAATACATGGTAGAGCATGGATATAAGATGATGCAGATTGAGGGTGGCAGGCTCGTCTGGATAATCAAGGATACCATGTCTGAATAACAAAAAATACAGTCATTTTTTTATATATTGACTACTTTTCTACCAGAAAGTAGATAACATACGAGGTCGTCGTGATGACGGTCTCGTATTTTTATTTTCTCCCCTACCTTGTTATCTTTGCACGAAAAAAAAGATAAGACATGATAAAAGCCACCAAACCAACATCACCACTCTTCACCAGTGAGCTCGACACCTTCTCCTTCTCGATAGGTGGCGACAGCGCAACCGTCACCATCACCTGTGCAGGAGAAGAACTGCTCAGCGAGACATACTACCCCGTCTCCGGCAACATCACCATCTACGATCTCGGCACGCTCATAGCCGATGCTGTGCGCCCGACTGTGATTGCCACATTCTCAATCTCCATCACCGAGCACACAGGTGAGACAGAAACTGCCTCATGGTCAAGCGGCAGCATCACCGCCTACTATGCCACCGTTGACATCGATATGTCGGCGGCAACATTCCTCGACCGATACTTCATGTCACTCCTGGATGGCGCTAAACTCACGCGCCTCGGCCATCGAGAATACCTCCATGCAGCTGGCTCAGACAGCACCAAGGCGACCGTCACGGCGCGATACATCAAGAATGCTAATACCGTCAACACCGCCACCTTCACAGCTGATGTCACACCGACACGCACAGTCAATGGCATCACCACATTCGACGTATCACCCGACAGATACCACAACGAGGTATATGGAGATCTCTTCGCTTATACCGTGACCGTGGGCAAGCGCACACAAGAGTTCCAGATAGATCATACCGGCAGCGTGGCAGACCCGGTACTGCTCTTTACCAACAGCTTCGGATGCCAGGAGACTTTCTACTGTCTCGGCAAAAAAAAGATCTCACCAGAGTTCGAGCGCAAGAGCGCTGTGATCTCAGGCAAGAAAATCAACTATTCTATCAGGGAGACACGCAACTTCGAGGGCGACACCGGCATCCTGCCACCATCGATGACTCACTTCGCCGAAGACCTGCTGCGCTCCGACGAGATCTATCTTTTCCGGGATTACTCACAAGACAAGCAAGTCACCATCACCGACTCCAAGGCTGAGCGCACCAACGAGGCTGACGACATGCCAGAGTTCACCTTCACCTATCAATATGCGCAGCGCATACAGAACGTGATGTTCAAGAGTATGGGCGAAGGTCGCATCTTCGATGATTCCTTCGACGACACGTTCAACTAAAGTTTCACCCTTAAAGTTTTCGCATATATGGCTGATACAAGCAAGGCAATACATATCAACGAGCTTCGCCGATCGCTCGATATCTCACGCATCGACCGCTCGCCTGTTGACATCGACTGCTGGAAGGCATCCGACGGATCCATCATCCACTACCGTGGCTGGCTCGTCACGTCCTCTAACTGGCGAGAGGGTACACACCGACTTCGCAACCCCGTCAACAACCAGGTGCGCAAGGTGCGCGACGTTTTCATCTTCAGATACAATAATCACCCAATATACTTATAGCAATGGACGACAAAAACATAGACATTACCTTCGCCACCATGGGCGACGTGATGAGCTACCAGGCATACAACCCTACGGGCGGTTTCGTGGAGTCTTCTGGCATCTTCGACGATGACGGCATCACAGACACGATGACCGTCAAGGCAAGCGATGGCAAAAACTACACCTATATCCCCTTCGGTGAAGACAACCTTCTACCCTACCAGCTCATCAAAAGCATCGGAGAGAGCAGCGTGATGGCACAGAACAAACTTTTCAACGTGCTCACCTGCTACGGTCTTGGATTCCAATACAACGACATCAAAACCAAACTGCCAAGCGACGACAAGGATGTCAATCTCTTCAAGATGCACAATTCTCTGAGCCGATTCTTCCTGGAGCAAATTACGGATATGAAGTATTTCTTTTTCTGCGTCTCGGCTATCATCCTCAACAAGAAGGGCGACCGCATCGTGGCCGTCCGACACAAGGAGGCTTGCTACTGCAGATTCACGCAGAGCAAAAACGGTCGCTCCGAATACGTGCTTTACGCCAATTGGCGCAATGCGCTGGAGCCTGAGAACATAGAGGTTATCCCATTGCTCGACGAACTCGACCCGCTTGGCGACCTGCAGGAGCGCATGGGGCTGAAGGGGCAGAGCGGACAGGTGAAGTCACGGCAAGGCGGCAATGGTCCTCGCACCAAGGCGCGTGTATTTGCCATCGTGACACGTTTCCCTACTGCCGGATGTCAATACTATCCAGTTCCCTACTACAGTGCTATCTTCAGAGATAAATGGTATGATATCTCCCGACTCATCGCCATCGGCAAGATGTCAAAGCTCAGAAACCATGCCGCTATCCCCTACCTCGTGGAAATCCACAACGACTATTGGCGCGGCATCTTCAAGGAAGAGCACATCACCAATCAAGAAGATCAGAAAAAGCGTAAGCTCCAGGAAAAAGAAAAAATCAAGTCCTTCATCTCTGGCATCGAGAACAGCGGCAAACTGTGGGTGGCGGGATATTACACTACCCCAGACGGCAAGGAGGTCAACATGGTCAAGATTACTCGCATCGACACCTCCAAGGACGGAGGCGACTACAGCGACGACATCGCAGAGAGCAACAATATGCAATGTTATGCAGACAATATCCATCCTAACCTCGTGGGTGCTACTCCTGGCAAGAGTCAGACCAACAACTCAGGATCCGACAAGCGAGAGCTCTTCACGCTCAAGCAGTCGATAGAGAAAGCCTTCCATGATCTCATGGAGACTGTCCACTGGGTTATCATCTATTTCAACCACTGGGAGGATAAGGTCTATCCAGACGTGCCGCTCATCATGCTTACCACCCTTGACGAGAACAAGGACGCCAAGAAAGTTTCAAACAACCCAAAATCACAGACAGATGATTGATATTACCGTTGATAGATTTGAGGCAATCCTACCATTCGTAGGCGCAGCCTCTGAGGATGTGTTCAACAAGATGTTGGAATCATTTGATGATACGTATCAAGACCTCGTGACAAATATCATAGGCCAGGATCATGAAAATGATGCAACCATGGTAGGATCACGCCTACTCTTGCAGGTCGAGAGATACGTCATGATAGCCACGTTCCTTGATCGTCTGCACTCGCAAGACATCATCATGACCGACAATGGCTTCGGCGTGGTGAGCAACGACAACATCGCGCCCGCCTCGCAATTCCGTGTCGATGCCCTGGAGCGTGAGTTGACCTACAGACGTGACATGGCAAGACACAACATGATCAATGAGCTTCGCCGTGTCGATGGATGGGCAGAGACAGAGCAAGCACTTGACAATATACGGTCTTTCTTTTGGTCACCGGTCTTGCTGCGCCAATATTATTATATCGACCATAAACCGACATTCGATGACCTCGCATCTTTCAGATCTAACATCGATACTGCAGAGAATTTTCTTCGCAAGCAGCTCTCCGATGACTTGATTGACCAGTTGCTAAGCGAGGAGCGCAAGGCTAAATTCGAGCCAAGCCATCGAGCAGCCAAACTCAAAATACTCGATTTCATCGCGTTGTTCCTGCCAAAAAATGGCGATATCACAGACAGACAAGATACCCATGGCTCATTCGAGAGCCTTCTTCGTTTCATAGAAGATCATCTCGATGACTTCGCCAAATATAGAGACTCAACCGCCTACAAGGCCAATCACATGCAAGCGTATGAAAACAAAGCTGATGACACAACCTTCTTCTTTGCTGGCTGACGGCAGCCTGCAACTCCACGCTCCTCACTCCTGGAGTGATCTCACACAAGAGCAGCTGCGCTATGTGCTCTTTCTGCTCACACAAGGTTGGAGCGAATGGCAAGTGCGCACCTATCTCTTTGCCCGTTTCTGCGGTATCAAGGTACTCAAGGAGAAAAAAGACGGATGGCTCTGCGAGACTATGCTGGAGAATGGTGAGAAGTTGCGCTTCTTCCTTCAGCTTTGGCAGATACAAAGTTTGTGCGAGGCATTCGACTTCGTCTTCGATGGCAAGGGCGCAGACAACAGGCTTGACTTCATCGGTCCATACAAGGCAGTAGATGTCGAGCTGCATGATTTTCCACTCATCAACTATATCGTCTGCGATAACTACTTCCAACAGTTTCTCAAGTCAGATAAGACGAGCGATGAGCCACTACGCGAGATGGCGTGCCGACTATATCTTGACGATCAGGGCAAAGAGCCTGACTCCATCAAATGTGCTCCATCCGAGACCATGGGAGTGTTCTTGTGGTTCATGTGGATAAAAGATAACTTTTCAAAATCTTTTCCACACCTCTTCAAATCTGCGTCTGAAGAAGGCGACTATGATATGACGGAGGCTATGAATGCGCAGATCCGAGCGCTCACAGGCGGTGACATCACCAAGGAAAAACAAATAGAAAAGTCTGATGTGTGGCGTGCGCTCACCGAGTTGGATGCCAAGGCACGTGAGGCTGAGGAGTTAAACGATAAACTGAAAAAATCATGATTAAGACAGAGATAAACACCCCTTCTGTACAGGTGGGCTTTGATGCGTTCTCTTACTTCAGAGATCTCACTAAGCACAATAAGCTTACCTCAGAGTTGGGGTTCATGCCTACCACCTGCAGCAGCCCACTCTCCTTCGAGGGTATGCTGCAAAACATGGCTAAGAGTAAAAACTTTGTGGTCATCGATGACACCAACGAGGGCAACGTGGCCATCAATGGTGACGGAAGCTACCGCAAGGTCATCACTTATACCGTATGGATCCTCATGCGCTACAAAGAGTTTGACATGAATGATCGACAGGAGAAGCTCAACACATGCCGCAAGATATTCCGCCAGTTTCTGAGCAAAATCGTCATCGATAAGTACGACTGGCAATTCAAAGAATACACCTACATGCTCAGCGACCAGATAGACAGCCGTGAGATAGGTGCCTATTTCATCAACGGCCTCACAGGCGTTGAGTTTCATATTGACGTGAGTGAACCTTTAAACCTGGAGTTCAACGATGAAGAATGGAACGAATGACATCAAGCGTCCTGTCTCACAAGCAGACATTTACGCCTATGAGAAGGGATGGGCTGAGGAGATGGTCAACATCTGGAAAGAAAAACTCATGCACTACCGTATCCGGCATACCGGTGCCCTTTTCAACAGTGTGCAAACCACTTCCTTTGGTGGTTCCTCTCGTATGATAGCCCACAAATTCCTGCTCTACGGTCTCTATCAAGAGGCTGGCACAGGCAATGGCTATTACCATGGCAACCCTGGCGACCTTCATTTTCTCGATCCTGAATACCGTGCTAAGCACCATTTGGGCGAGCCTCGTCAGCGCAAACCATGGTTCAATAAAAAATATTATGCCTCTATCATGAAACTCAACGACATGGAGGGCATGTTTTACGGCGAGGAATATTTAGGCCTGATGGCAGACATTTTCAAGCAGATGTTTGACAATAAAATATAAATTAGATTATATGGGCAAAAACGAAATAATAAAAATCCTTGAAGGTATCAGGGATGAGCGGACGAAAGGTGCAAACACAGCAAGGCGTGTTGGCAATAGTCTTCTCTCTATGTTCGACTTTTTATTATCTGCTGACAGAGAAAAGTTATCTTCGTCTTCAGACGATATAGCCCAAGGGATCATTACTTTTGCAAAAGGATTGATCTCTGATAATGTGGCAAGTCTTAAAGGGGGTGCAACATTCGGACCTAACGGCATTTTTCACCTTGACAAGGATGGAAATCTTGTTGTTGATACTATTAAATCTACTGATTTTAGCGAGATTCTTCAGAAAGGCTTTGGCATTGAGAAGTCTTCCGATAAATTCACGATGTATCTTTCAAATCTGGTTGTATGGGGGAAAGCGATATTCAACGATTTGGAAATCCGAAAGCTCTATTCTGTAGGCGGGAATGTATATCTAAGCGGCTCTTCCAGCAAAATACATTACGTCAAAGAGGTGAGAACTGCAGAAAAAAATGGAACTCTTGGAGACTTGATAGGCTGGCAATGTTATATCCTGGCAGATGACGGAACAACGGCTACGCAGAATACCTGGACTAAATATGATCAGGCAAAATGCCAGACTTTTAATATTCAAAGTGGTACATACCGCGGAGTCGAAAACAAATTTTACTGGAGACTGGTAACGGCTGTATCTGCTTCTGCAGAAGTTATCAAAGACGAGGAAGGAAATACTCTTTTCGAGGGGAAGAAATTCTCTTGGATTATCTTGTCTGCTACAGACTGCGAAAGCCCTGAGAATGATGCGCCTGCGGCTGGAGATATCATCGTGCTTGATGGACATAGGATGGCTGCAATAGATTCAGAAGACGCAAAGTATAATGATACAGGAAGGGCTAATGTCATGATGCTCGAGACGACAGGCGCAGGTACCCCTCGCATCGTCGGATATAGAGGCATTACTGACTTTACTCACAAAGACAAGGATGTGTTCGTGCTATCTCCCGATGGAACGAGGTTTAAAAGCAGTTTCTTTAAGTGGGTGTCTTCGAGTGGTGAAGCTATGCACATGGTGAACTACAGAGGCGAGTGGCAGAAGGGCTTGAGCTACAGCTATTATGACCAGGTAAGCCACGGCAACGGCGTGTGGCTGTGTACCAACCCCGAGGGCAGCACGAGTGAGCCTATGCCCGGGAGCGCTGACTGGCAGCTTGTGATGAGTGCGCAGAAGGGCGAGAAGGGCGAGGATGGTGTTGCTTATCAGATAATGATAACGAGCGATACGGGCACGGTGATGATTAACGGTTCGGGCGAAATGACGCTGAAGGCAACGCTGCTACGCAATGGCGAGGACATAAGCGACACCGTGAGCAACAGCTCATGGTCGTGGTGGCGACAATCGGCTGATGCTGAAGATGATGCTGTATGGAACACGCTGCATGAGGGGGTTGGCCGGAACTGTCTTATAACACGTGACGACGTAGATAGACAAGCACAATTCGGATGCAGTGTGTGCATATCAGATACAAAGACTATTAATAGTAACATATAATAATATTTTAAAAAACAAACGATTATGGCAAAAGTATTAGCTAATGGTCAGATTACTATCGTTGACCTCAATGACGGCAAGGCCGTTCAGTGTTTCACTCAGTGCTCTAAGGGCGAGACTCAGATTTATACTCCCGACACGGGTGTGTACACTCCGAACTATTCGGCAAGTAGCCCTAACGTTATCACTGCCCGTGTCTACGTGACTGGCAATGCTACAGACCAGGCTCCGACCTCGGCTTGTACGGGATGGTCGTGGAAGGTGGATGGTGCGGCTGCTACCCCAGTGAGCGGCAAGTCGTATCAGCTTAACCTCACCGGCAACATCGCCCATAACGGCAGCGTGAAGAACATAGAATGGTCGTGCAAATACACTGACCCAGAGACTAAGGCTACGACTACATGCATCGGCTACAAGACGATTTCGCTGGCGAAGAGTGGCGGTGCGCTCCAAACGGTGCAGATTGAGACTCCCGATGGCAACACGTTCGACTCGACCAACAACACGAAGAAACTGCGTGCCGTGGCGAAGTTCTTCCGTGGCAACGTGCAGGACACTTCTCTGACTTCTATGACTTGGGAGGTACTGAATATCAGTGCCGGCACATGGAGTGCTGTGGATTCGGGCAGCGTGAGCACTTCGGGTGGCGTGAGCACTCTGAACGTGAGTGCCAATGACGTGCTTAACTTCCAGACCTTCCGCTGTACTGTCAAGGATGGTGGTGATACCGCCAGCGCTATCGTCACGTTCTTCGATGCGAGCGACCCATACGTTGTGGAGGTATACTCGCTGACGGGCGACAAGATTGTGAACGGTGCCCAGTCTACCGAGCTTTTCGCCCGTGTGTGGAAAGACGGCAAGGTGGTGGAGGATGGTGCTACGGTGAAGGCTGACAGCGACCATGCTTCAAGCTTCACGTACAAGTGGACGAAGTACAATGCCAGCGGTGTTGCTACCAACTGGAACGGTACGTCAAGTCCAGTAAATGCTTCGACCAAGCCTTACGTCACCGTGGCTAACGCTGACGTGAGCGGCAGAGGTACATTTACTTGTGAGGTGTCTAAATAAGGGCACCTCACCCTTATTTTTATTAACTAAAAAAATGAAAGTGTATGGCAGTATTATTGGCGAGGGGCCAGATAACGATTGTGGCGATAAAGGATGGTAAGGACGGTGCGCAGGGCAAGGACTACTGGCAGCAGGATGTGTGGGTAGACTTGTCGGCTGCTGAATATGACCGGAATGTTTGGTATCCAGTTGTGGGCGGGGCTTTGCCTTATGGCGGTTTTGTCGGCATTAAGGTTTCTGTTGGTCTTAACAGCGGCACAAAACCCTCATGGTCAACTCATTCGGCAGGCTTTTCTGTAGATTTTCATATCGACACGCAACGTTCGGGTTGGGGCGAAACGCCTGGCGAGACAATCATATATACAGACAATTACGCTTGGTGTCCGGTTTCACCCGTCAGCTATAGACAGTTAAGTAATGACAGCAGACCAGTATTGTATCTTCGTGGCGGAGGTAAGTATCGTGTTATCACTACAATTGCAATAGAGTGGAAAATATATAAAGACGGATACACTTGGCAGTCGGGACAGTACTCTCAATCTGCTATGCCTCAGAATTCTCGCCCTACCCCAGAGGGGCATACTCTTAAGGGTGATAAGGGTGACAAGGGAAACCCAGGAAAGGACAGTATCACATGGACACTGACACCAGACACTATCACGTACGACACTGACGACAGCGGAAAGGCTATCAATGTAGGCACGGGTAAGACAACAACGCTAAGAGTACTGAGAGGCAACGATGAGCTGACAAACTTCACGATAAAAGGAGTAAAGAACATGGTGAACTGCCTGGCTTCGAGGTTGAACAACACAAACAGCTTCTACATATCAACCATCACGGCTCAGAAAGTAACCCTTGGTACTGATACGATAAATGTATCTTGCACTAACGGTTCATTTGATGTAGAGTTTGACATAGATGGCATAACCTATACCGCTACGGCAAAGTTTGCTGTGAATGTGGCTGCATTTACTGGCATTGTAGCATCCGACAACAAAAGCTATAAATCGCAGTTTGAAGAGGTGTCCAATAGACTGAATAGCACTGCGACAAAAGACGAGTTGGCTCAAGCAAAGTCTGAAATCGAACAAACGGCAAGAGAAATCTCCCTGTCTGTGAGCGAGAAGTCAATAGCAAGGCGCAATCTGCTTGTGGGAAGTGATTTCAGAAAACAAACAAATGACTTCATCATTTCTAATGATGCAAGAATTGAAATGAACAGTGGATATCAAGGTACAAACTGTATCAAAGTCATTGATGATACAGATGGAAAACCACACTATCTTGGTGTGTACTGGGATGGTTCACAAGGTGGTAAAAGCATCAAGATTGAAAAAGGTAAAAAATACACAATATCATGTTGGTATTTTACCAATGATACAAATGCTAGTTTTTGTCTTGAAGCAATCTATACAGATAAACAAACAAATGGTAAAAGATTGGGGCAAGTAACTTATGAGGCATCAAATTGTTTTTCACCAAAATCTGACCAATGGCAATTGTTCACAACAGTGATTAATACAAAAGATGCAAAATCTGATTACATTGCATTCAATTTTTGGGAATTTTGCAATATCAATGCAGGCAGGATTGTAGCCTATATATCAAGACCAATGGTTGAAGCAGGTGCAGAATACAACGGTTGGACATTATCAGATAAAGATTATGATTATGTCGGTGCTAACTTGATTGATAATTCAAGAACCTTTGAACTTGGTGGTAATGTTATAAGAGTTGTTGGAACTAAGAAACTTGTTGGTGATGCTTATGAGTTATCTGCAACATTGGGTGACGATTATAATACCTTTTATGAGATAGACAATACAGCCTTCAAATTGAATACTGATTATACAATAAGTTTTGAGGTTAAGGGTGATGCAAAGTACATGGGTGTTTTTGTGTATTACAAGCCTACAAATACACCTTGGGCTTATTGTAAAGAGCAACAAGATAACCCATTATATGAAGCAAACGGTGATGGAAAGACAGATGGTTATGGAGTGTTGCTTGAAGTAAAAGACCTATCTGATAAACAACAGAAGGTATGGAGTCATTTCAAGTTCAAGGAAAGATTGCCAGAATCCATCTACTTGCAATTTCCAAAGAACAGCGAACAGACTGGTGTAACGAGCTGGAGTGTGACCATCACGAGGCCGAAAATCGAGGTGGGTGCAGTCGTTACCGAGTACACAGAGCGCAAGAGCGACCTTGTTGATAAGGCGAGTCTGAAGGCTGCGGGTGTGCTGGTTGATGCAGAATCTGTCACGCTTTACGGCAATCAGGTACATATCAAAAAAGACAAGAATAGCAGTCAAGACACTCTGCTTATCGATAACGAAACTGGCAAAGTATCGGCTGCGCTAATAGATGCAAAGAAGATTGTAGCGGAAGGTGTCGAGACGCAGGATCTGATTATTTCTGGATCTTCTCGTAGTCCATTCTCGCAAGCAGAAGCTGGTAAGAATATGTCGTATTCGGATAATGTTTTTCTGCAAGGTGTCAACAACTGGCTTACTAATATCTATAACCTCGAATGGGACATAACGCAAAGCGGGCGACTGATAAGACTTGCTAACTATAATTGGGAAAACAATATAGTTAGAGGCTACGGCTTGATTAAGGCTCCAGATGAAAATCATTTCTTCTTTATCAACGGAGAAAAACGGTCGCAGCTATATATATCAGAGCAGGAAATGGTCGAGCTGCTTGGTATAGGAGATAAGACGAGCTTTATCGGCTGGGCGGTCGTCAATAGGATACATCTGAACTATTATCTTAACGGAATGAATGTGCCTATTCTTATAATGGGTAAAGTAGAGGTATTTAAAAACATATACGGTAATGGTTATATTATAAGTTCAGAAGTGCAATCGTTCAGAGGCTTTGGCGATTACCAGGGGAATAATCCTACCGAGGTTATAGATGCTACCCGAGTAGATACTGGTGTTTATCATCTGTTATTGCAGCCGGAACTTGCTAAATATCTCTACAGTACAAATGTAGTCGTACAAGCGACTGGCATCGGCAATTCTCTCGAAGATGGAAACAATCCTTCATCGCCTATCAAGGCTACATTCAACGGCATACATTTCGGTAGTTATCCTAAGTACGAAGGTTCGTATATCGAGATATGGACTTCGGACGACAATACAAGGAATGAAGGTAGCTTCTTTATTGAGGTTAAATGTATGGATTTCTTTGGAATTAATTCTTAAATTTTATAAGCTTATGAGAAAAATAGATAGAATTTTCATACATTGTACAGCTGGCTCGCAACGATAAAAACAATGTGATTATAATGCCGTTAAAAAGCAATTATAATCACATTGTTTTTATAATGGAGGGGAAACAGAAAAAATACGTTTCGTTTTGAAAATACATCACTTCGTTTTACGATTGCGAACACCTTGTCCACATGCTCCTCTTGAGTGATGAACTTCTCGATACGTGTTTTTCGTATGATTTTTTGTATTTTTGTTTTGGAATCCGTTCATGTATCTTTGCAGTAACAAAAAAAAAGAATATGCAAAAAAATACAAAAGAATGGATACAATACGGCTCGGCAGTGTTCGTATTGATTTTAGCAATAGTGCTGGTATATATCAGCTATTTTACGTCGAAGACGCAAGACGTGCCCGACAACGTGCTCTGGTACTTCGCACAATCACTCATGTACGCTGGCAGCATCTTCGGTGTTATCATCACTGTCGATGCCAAGTTTGAAAATTTCAAAAACAAATTTCTAAATCACAATAGAGATGAGAAAGATTAAACGCATTTTCGTGCATTGCACAGCTGGCTCGCAACGTCAGAGCATCGAGGATCTCAAGGCTGAATTTCGTCTGAAGGGTTGGAAATATCCTGGTTATCATTACGTGGTTGACGAGACTGGCGGCATCCATCAGCTTCTCGCCATAGAGCTGGTCAGCAACGGTGTGCAGGGCTATAACTCCTCTGCCATCAACGTTGCCTACATGGGTGGCATTGACAGCCACGGCAAACCTATCGACAACCGCACTCCAGACCAAAAGGATGCTCTCGTTTTGCTGCTTCATAGACTGAAGCAACAATTCCCTGATGCGCAGATCATGGGGCACCGTGACATTTGGGGCACAGACAGCAAGAAGTGGAAAAAATGGTGCCCTTGTTTCAACGCTATCGACGAATATAAAGACTTATGATCATGAAGGATATTAAACTCACCATCATCAAGGTTCTCTCCGTGCTTTTTGTCATCACCTTGGTTGCCCTTCTGGCAAGCATTGCCGAGAGTCACCAGTTGCAGAGCAACCTCGACCGGCAAACCTCAAATGTGGGTGCGCTCACCTACGACATCAAGTACGACAAACTGGATGACTCTCTGCCTGTAGCGCAAAACGCCGCCCTGCAAGCTAAGGTCTCTGAGCTGGAACAACTGCACCTCACCGACACCAAGCTTATTAAGGAATTGAAGGTGAAACTAAAGGATGTGCAATCACAACACACCCTGTCAGCAGAAACCGCCGACACGGTTATCATCGCCCCAGTTCCCGGTACTGCCGATTCTGTTTTCGCATACAAGGATAAATGGCTCTCGCTCCATATCGATATCCCTAAGCGGGAGTGCCAGTATGTAGCCTACGACAGCCTCACTACCATCGTGAGCCGCACCTACAAGCATCGTTTCCTCTGGTGGCGGTGGGGCACCAAGGGCTACGAGGTGCGCATCGTGAGTTTCAACCCTCACGCTCGCATCAAATATTCCAGGTATATAGAGGTCGAAAAATGAAAGATTTAACATAAAAAACTTGCTTATTTCAAATATTATTATTAAATTTGCAACAAAGATAATAGTAAAGATTGGAATTATGTTTGAGATTTTGATTATATCGGCGATATTGGCTTATGCTACACTCGGCATTGGCCATGCTCTGAGCAAGATGGGAAGTCATTCTTGCTCATCCTCAAGCAACTACGATGATGATCATGAAGAGCCGATTCCGCTTCTTTCTCCTCACAACTCCGTGAGCGAAATCACTGAAAAGGATGGACGCTTTTATATCACCATTGAAAACTCTATTACAGGAGAGAGAAAAACTATAAACAATAGATTCAAAAAATATCTATGTTGGGATGCCCATAATGTGGCATTTGAATTTGCTGTCAACGAACGAGAAAAATATCATACATGCTAAATACGAGGCCGTAAAACAAACGGTCTCGTATTTTTATTATATTATCATTGATTGTATCTTTGCCTTAAATTTAATTTTTAAAGTTTTATGGCAACATCAACCGATACACACATTAGCAGAGTTATCCTTGACACTAAAGAAGCCAAGGATAGACTGAATGACTTAGAGAATAAACTTAAAGAGCTTAAAAAGGCAAGAGACGAAGCATACGCTAAAGGTGAGTCGACTACGGCTTTGGAAAGACAAATAAAAAGAATAGAAGCCGAAGCAAATAATTATAGGACAACACAAGATAAAGTCAACAAAACTCTTAAGAACCTTTCTTCTGCCTCATACAAAGAACTACAAATTATTGCCAAGGCTCTCAATAAAGAATTGAGAAGTGGTGCTATAAAGCGCAACTCTGATGAATGGAAACGCCTGCAACAACAGCTAAAGAGTGTCAAGCGAGAAATGGCCGCCATCAACAATGAGTCCAAAGAGCATGTTGGCTTGTGGGGTAAGTTCGTCAACGCCCTCAATACTAATTGGGGTGCAGTTTCCCAGATTATCGCAGCATATGCAGGTCTCTCTATGACCTTACGCAAGTGCGCCCAAGCATACGCCGACATGGAAGAGTCAATGGCAGACGTGCGCAAATATACAGGTCAGACCGATGAACAAGTTCACCAGATGAATGAGGACTTTAAACGCATGGATACTCGTACCGCTCGCAAACAGCTCAACGAGTTGGCAGGCTCTGCAGGTCGCCTTGGTATCACCAGTAAGGAGATGATTGAGGAATTTGTGGATGGTGCAGATAAAATCAACGTAGCTCTCGGCGATGATCTTGGCGAGGGGGCGGTTGATAAGATTGGCAAGTTGGCACAGATGTTTGGCGAGGATAAAACCAAGGGATTGCGCGGCGCAATGCTCGCCACCGGTTCAGCGATTAACGAACTTGCCCAGAACTCATCAGCCAACGCTGGTTATATCGTCGATTTCACCGCTGACCTGTCGGGTGTAGGCATTCAGGCAGGCATGACCCAAGCGCAGCTCATGGGTCTCGCCTCTGCCCTTGATCAAAATATGCAAGAGGAGGCAACTTCCGCTACCGTCTTCGCACAGCTCATCACCAAGATGTATCAGGAGCCAGCCAAGTTCGCAAAGATAGCCGGCATTGAGGTGAAGAAGTTTTCTAATCTCATGAAGACCAATGCCAACGAGGGCTTGATGAAGTTCTTGCAAGCCATGAAGTCAAAGGGAGGTTTCGCTGAGATGGCTCCGATGTTCGAGGAAATGCAACTCAATGGTACTCGTGCCGTGGGAGTCCTCTCTGCCGTAGCTTCCCATCTCGACCAAGTGAAGACTGCGCAAGACCTCGCTAACCAATCGTATGCTGCTGGTACCAGCGTGTTAAATGAGTTTAATGTCCAGAACAATACCGTCCAAGCAGACCTCGACAAGGCCAAGAAACGTTTTCAGGACCTTACCATCGAACTCGGTGAGAAACTCATTCCCGTCACCCGATATGCCATATCGACCATGAGCGTAGGCATCCGTGTGTTATCAACTTTGATAACTTTCACGATTACGCATGCCAAAGAGTTGACGGTCCTTGCCACTGCCATTGCCGTTTGCACTACGCTATGGAAAGCGCAGACTGTCATCCTCAAACTCCAAGCTGCAAGGTTAGCCGTTGTTACAGCCTTAGAAAAAGGCTATCATGCCACCATTTTGCTGCTGAGGAGTGCGCTGGTTGCCCTGCAGGCCACATGGGCTTTGCTTACAAAAGGCGTGCAAGGCTACATCGCCGTCATGAGAACAGCCAAACTTGCCAGTCTTACCAATCCTTGGGCGGCTCTTGCTACGGTTCTTACAGTTGTCGGTGTCGCAATCTATGGTTGTTTTAAATCCATCAGCAGCTACAACAAGGCTCTGCATGACAACCTTCAATCCGTCAAGGATGCAAAGGCTGTCGCTGAGTCGCAGGCAAATCTGGCTAAGAAAGTATCAGATGCCACACTCGACGAGCGCAACAAAATTGATATGCTCAACAAGGTCATACACTCCAATGTCTATACTGTGGATGAGCGCAGACAGGCTATCGCCAATATGCAAAAACTCGTGCCAGAATATCACGCTTCTATCTCCAAGGAAGGCAAACTCTACAATGACAACCAAATAGCCATCCAAAACTACATCAGAGAATTGGAAAATGCTGCGATGGCAGAGGCTATCTATGAGCGTAAAGTGGAAATCAACAAGAAAAGACTCGACCTCAAACAAAAGGAGAGTCGCATCAAAGGTTCTCTAAAAGCAGTGTATGCAGAACGCCAAGCTCACCCTGAGCGGTACCAGTCGCAAGTCGTAACTGCTACATACGGTATGGGTGGTACTGTCACTTACGAACGAAATGAAAATTTGATGAAGAGCAACCGACAAAAGCAGATACACCAAAATCGTCTCAAAGAGAATCTAAGCCAACAAAAAACTCTTGATGCCGAGGACAAGTTCTTAGATACCGAGATTAAAAAGAACACCAAGCTCCAACAACAATATAAAAAGGTGGAGAAAAAGAATATGCAAGTGACCGCCAACACTGGATCCGGCACGCCCATATCTTCCACCCATAACATGACCGAGAAGGAGCGCAAGGCTGCCGAAAAAGCCAAGAAAAAGCAGGAGGCAGAGGCTCGCAAGGCTGCAGCCAAGCGAAAGGCTGATCTCAAAAAGGAACTTGATGATGCCAAGAAATCAAACCAATCGGAACAGTTAGAGGCTACCACCCTCTACTCTACTGGGCAGATTCGCCTCGCCGAATACAACGACCGCATGGCGCAGATCAAAGAACAAGGTCTGCAACAGCGCATGGACATCCTCAAAAAGTATGGCGAGGCTGAGAGCGAGGAATACAAACGATTAAATGCCGAGAAAGAGAAAATCGCAGCCGACTACGAGAAAAAGCAGACATCTGATCTCGAAGCTATCGAGACCAACAGGCAGACCGCCGAAATGAATATCCGTGCCAACTACTACAACAAAAAGTCCGACATCTACCATGACGAAGAAGCTCTCAATGAAGCTCTCTTCCTGCTCGATCAGAACTATCTCGACGAGAAACAAGAGCTTTATCTGTCATCATCCGATGAGTACTGGCAAATCGAGAAGGAGCGTGAGCGCAGCCAGCTTCAGCATCAATACGAGCGTCAGGAGCAATACGACAAAACTCTCATGCAGCTCAAACAAGAGTATCTCAAAATGGGAAACGAGGAGCAAATGATGTTAGAACTGAGAGGCCTTGACGAGGTTCACAAGGCAGGTCTTGTCAGCGAAGAAGAATATCAACGCATGAAGATGGGCATCGCTAATAAGTACGCATCATACAAGCCTTCAGTCGATGATCAGCGCAAGGATGATGCCAATACTGCCCTCGATACGGCTCGCAAAATGAGTAAGCCACAAGATGATTATAGCAACATGTCGAGCGACAATATAGGTTCTGTTATCGGTGGCGCTATGTCTGCTGTAAAACAGCAGAAGATGGTCAACGACAATCTGGACAAGCTTCGTGCTGAAGACAAAATCAGCGAGCAAGCCTACCAGGATGCCAAGAAGCAGATGAACAAAGAGACCTACAGCACCATCCTCTCCGTGGCATCCGCAGCCTTCAGTAGCATGTCGGGTATGATGTCAGCTGCGTCCACCTACTCGCAAGCTTGCTCTGATCTCGAAGTCGCCAAGATAGAGAAAAATTACGATAAACAAATCAATGCCGCCGGCAACAACTCTGCAAAGAAAAAGAAATTAGAGGAGAAGCGAGACAAAGAGATTGCCAAAGCGAAGACAAAAGCAAACAAAAAGGCGATGGTCATGGAGCTCGCACAAGCCATGGCCCAGACTGCTACTGGTGCCATCTCCGCCTACTCGTCAACTATGGCTGGAGCTCCATACCCAGCCAACCTGGTGCTCGCTCCAATCTCAGCAGGCATCGCTCTCGCAGCTGGTATGCTACAGGTGGCAACCATTAAAAAGCAACATCAGGCAGAGGCGGCAGGCTACTATGAAGGAGGTTTCACTGGTCCTGGCAGCTGGAAGAAAGAGGCAGGCGTGGTCCATGCCGGCGAGTTCGTAGCTAACCATAACGCAGTCAACAATCCTCAATTGCTTCCTGCCCTGAAACTCATCGATGCTGCGCAGCGTAACAACACCGTCGCCTCTCTCACCGCACAAGACGTGAGCCGTGCCATGGGTGGTGGAGGTGCTGCCGTGGTCGCTCCTGTGGTAAACGTATCGACATACAACGAGCAAGTTACTGCAGCCCTCGATGGTGTAAGTGCAACCATCGACCTACTCAACCAGCAGCTCAACGATGGCATACAAGCTGAGGTGGTTATCACGGGGCGCAATGGCTTCGCCAGAAAATGGAAAGATTATAACAAGATGTTAGACAACAAATAGCTTATGATTACATGTATTATCAATGGCATGGCTGCTTATCCAGCAGCCAGCCAATCCATTAAGATAACATACGCCAACCAATACGTCACCGACGATGGCGAATACTCCTATGATATCACCTTCCCGATGTCCATCATGAATAATCGCAGGGTTTTTGAAAATGTCAGCAGATTCGACGTATCAAAGAATACCAAAAAGTATGACGACTGCAAACTGTACGTTAGCGGACGGCTCGTCCTTTCTGGTGTAGGAACTATTATTAGTGTAACAGAGTCGGATATCAAACTGCAGATTGTTGGAGGTAAATCAAGAATTAAATTCAACAGTAAACTTGAAAGCCATTTTATTGACGAAATGAATCTCGGAGAAGCGGTTGCTCCAGGAATAAAAAAGTACTATAAGGAGGGCTGGAATAAGTTCGGCCTTACTATACTTAACAATTCATACCACGTCAACATGACGAATTTGGCAAATAATATTGTCGGAGTTAAAGGAAAATATACTTTCGTGCCAGTATGGGACGAGACAAACGACTGCGCTGCTAATTTCTATTATCCCACAACAAGCAACAGCATGACTGCATTATACAAGGCAGCCGTACAGCCAAATCTAATCTATATCCTTCACAGAGTCCTGGAACTCGAAGGATATAAAATCATAAAAGATGAATACGACGTATATCCGTGGAACACCCTATACATTGCGTCTGCCTTCAAGACCCTGCAGTTCAGTAAATGTCTTCCACACTGGAGCGCATACACTTTTATCGAGGAATTCCGGAAACTATTTAATGCTAGTATCGTCTTTGACGAAATTAAAAAGGAAGTCGGTATATATCAGTCTTCAGAGATATTATCATCTGCTGCAGTAATGTATGAGGCTATAGATGAATACTCTGTTGATTACGACGAAGACGGATCACTGAGTACTACGGAAACGTCAAATCTGGAATATAATCTCGGAGATTCCGCTAACAGAAAAGAGTATGAGGTTATCTCGCAGAAAGTCCTCAAGTCTTTCAAAATCGTAGAATTGGCACCAGAGGCTGACGTTACCGGTTGGACACGCAGATGGTCAGATAAGGAGAAACGAACTACGATCATTAAGCAAGACGGAGTATATAAAATCTACATGAACGATAACGGCAAGGAATCATGGGTAAAATGCGGTTTCTGGTCTCCGCTTGTCAGAGACAAAGATAGCGACTCTTCTATTACCATAAATATCTCTCCTGCAGCAGAAATCATATCGAGGGTTAGAGTCGGTGAGATTATAAAAGAGAGCATCTCCTTTGGAGATTCAATAGACAGAGACAGACCATTTTTGTCTGTGACAAATGACAAAGAAGCTTCTGCGGATACGCCAAAAGAAGACGAGAATGGAGAAGAATACTACAGCGTGCAGGATGCTATTGATAGCGAATCTGTACTCGATGAGCAAGAGGCAGAAAGTGAGTGCATGAATGTGTTTTTTTATGTCGGATTCTATAACGATCAGTCGGCTAACGACCTTGATTTATATAGTCGTTTCCTTTGGCCAACGTTTGTCACGGATCATAATATCAATAGCAATTATCACATTCCGGCAAATATGGATGAGGTCGATCTTACTCTGTCTTTATGCTCAGGCGGCAGATATAGTATTCATAAATTACAGAACACGAAAACCATTGATACTCGAAATTGTATAGAAATAAAATTTAGGGCCAATGGAATTCCGGATCCGTCCAACATTTATATATTCCGAAATAAAAAATATATATGTGAAAAGATTGAGACGGATATTAAGGATGATTCCATCGACCCTGTACACGTAGGTTATTTCTACATGATGGCATAGTTCCAATCGAGGAGACTACAGACTTCCCTTGAAGTGCTTGGTCTCCTCGTTTACTTTCATCTGGTTCTTGATATATCTGTTTGTTACGGATATATCGGAGTGGCGCGCCTGTTCCTTGGCGACCACAATACCCTGTGCGTTCGCCAAGTCCCTGATGCCCGTGTCCTTCAGGCTGTAAAACTGGTACTCCTTAGGGAATCCCAAGGCAGTGCGCATCTTCCCCCATTCTACTCTCAGCTGATTGTATGCCGCACGAGTATCCCCAGGTTTCAGGCTCTTACCGAAGATGTAGTTCTGGCTTGGATGCTCAAATATCTTCAGCTCAATCATGAGCTTCAGTATCTCATCGTTCAAGGCAACAAGTCCATCCTTCCTGTTTTTGCTGATGGAAGAGCTGATAAAGACAGTCTGGTCCTTGATGGATACATCGCCAATCTTTATCTGCGTCAACTCATTCGGGCGAATGAATGTGTAATATTCAAAAAGGCAAGCCAAAAGAAAATGTTTATTGTGATCATACAAGTATTCCTTCAGCCTTCTCAGCGCCCCGTCGGAGAGAGGATCTCTGAACTTCTCCGTCTGAGCTATGTTGCGAATGTCGATAGCAGGATTCTCCGTGATATACTTTCTGTCCATCAACCAGGTACCGAAGGATACAAACCAGGAGCGATAGTTATTCCTGGTCGTAGCAGAGACATCACGATCATACATCAGATGGTCAAGGAAGTCGATAACAAAAGATCGGTCTAACTGATAGGCATATTTGATGCCCTTGCATTCCTCGATAAATGTCTCGAGCATCTTGACACGACTGAGATAGTCGATAGAGGTCTTTTCCTTCATCGACTTTTTGTCAGTCATA